ATGTTCATTAGATTCGCATCAATTCTTTCTGCAATCCGTTCTTCTGCCATCTCCAAAGTAATGTATAGAACATTCTTTCCTTGCATGAGGGTTGACGCTGCCATGTGACACATGAACAACGATTTACCAACACCTGTTCCAGCAAGTGCAATGTTCAAAGTTTTTTGTGGTAGTCCGCCTTTGGTAATCTTGTTAAAGTAATCCAAATCGAACTCAATCTTTTCTTCTCGTTTATGGTAGAACTCAAATCTGTCCTCACCATCTTCTACATAGTCGTGTCCAACATTCTGATCAAATGCGACTGCAAGTGCTTCTGATAGAATAGATGGAATTGCTTCAGCGGTTTGTTGTTTATCTTTCCCTTCAATAATTTGAATACCACTGAGGATGGCATTGTAGACTGCCTTATCCTTACAAAACTTTTCTGTCGTATCCACCAACCACTGCATATCAACCTCTGCATCAGATAGTGTTTCAACAATGTTTAGAACAGATTTAAACTCTTCTTCATTCAAATCTTTTCTGTTGTCAAGTTCAATAGAGAGAGCTTCTTTAGTAGGTTGATTGCCATACTTCTCCATAAACTTGTTGATTTCTTCAAATACAACTCTTTCGTGACGATTAGAAAAATACTCTGGTTTGATAAAAGGTAAAACCTTTCTAGCATAGCTCTCTTTGAAAATCAAATTTGATAGTGTAGTTCGTTCAATCGTCTGTATTGACATACTGTAAAGCATCCTCTTTCATTTGTTGTTCTAAAATATCTGTTAAAACATCGCCAATGACTTTATAAAAATCATCGTCAAACATTTCTTTTGGTAGTCCATTAGAGTCTAACACATCAAACTCAAATTGTAAAGAGGCTTCTGTTTTTTCTTCATTCTCAATTACTTTGACTTCACCGTAGCGATAAACTACTCCTTGATATTTCCCCGCCTCTTCAGTCAGTCCAATACCTGTCCAAGTCTTATCTTTATTCTCTACAAATTTATACATAATGTAAGTAACTGCCTATAATATATTTTGGTTTCTCAATCGGTTTTGTTCCAGCATGAAGATGTGTCCACATTGGGGGGAACATCAACATCCTACCTGTTTCTGGTTTCACTCTTATGTGAAACTGTGGGAAATCTGTAAACCCTCTTTCGTTATCATCAAGGTATAAAAAGAATACCAAAAATCTACGAGCAGAATCATAATTACCCACATCAACATGATCTGCAAACTCATCCACATCATTCGGCATATATCTTTTCATACGAAACATTTCAAATGCAAATTGTTCTGGAAACATCATATCAGTGATATTACAGTCTTTCATGTATTTATCAATATATTCACTGAACTTGTTTTGTAGTGCAATAGCAAAAGGACGCCATTCTGCATGAGTCTGTAATGTCACCTGTGTAAAAGAACGATGTCCTTCTAGAACAACTTCTTCATGGTGTTCTGGCGATTCCTCAAACATCGCAATAAGTTGTTTTGCAAACGACTCATCAATTACATTATCATATACTTGAATGAACTTATCCATTACTTTATAATGCCACCTTGTTGTGGAACTGCAATGCCACTCGTTTGCTGTGTCCAACCAGCAGCAAGTTCTTTCATAGTTTCAATTATAAACATAACTCCTGTCTTATTAAAGACGAAATCAGCATTTGGTTCTGTTCCTGTCATACAGATACCGTTTAGCAAACCTACTCCCTGTTGAGATGCCTGAACCATTCTTGGTTTATACAGTGTGATTGTTGTGAAATCTTCGGCAACAAACCTACCGATAATTTCTGCCCCATTATTCATAACAAGTGTTACGATTGTTCCTTCTTTCATTACATAAATTCCTCTAGTGATGCTTTACTTTTTTGACTGTCGTTATACGCTTTCTTGTATTGGATTTTAATCTTCTTAAAGATACCACCCATCATTTCCTTCTCACCATTGTATGATACATACTCTGGAAATTTGTCAATAAGTTTTGCATGGTTGTTGTTAATAATATCTAGGGTTCTCCAAGTAGCGCATCCACCTTCTGTTCCAACAAAATCTGAAAGATAAACAAATCTATCCCATACTCTATTAGAATAACCTTTTGATAAAAGTTGTAGACTGAGTGATATATCTTCTGCTGTTGATAACTCCCAATCTAATTCATCTGCTTCTGGTAATTGTTTTCCATCAAAAAAGAATACCTCAGCAGTTCCAGTATTGTCTATGTATTCTCTACCGGCAGGCGGTAGTCCACCAGTTCTGCAACCACCCCAAGCAATACCAGAATCCATCCACTGAGATATTGTTTCTAACATATGTTTCCAATCATCATCAGTCATAATTCGTTTAGTCTTTTCGCCATCATGCCATGGACGGCGCACTGCAAGGCGGCAGTCATCATCAAAAACCATGTATCTCTGGTTCTTTCCCTGCTCCCAAATCCACTTGCGAGTTGCAGTGATCCCACAATCATTCTCTGGTAGAATGACTATGGGGTAATTTGGATATAGGTGTGCCTCTTTTGGTTGCACCACGAGTGTAGTTATCGCTTGTGCATTGGGAGTCATGTTATCAAATGTTATTTGCTTATCACTTCTCCCAAGTGTAGGAATATAGATTGTGTCTATCATAAGATTATCATAGTGTTTTCATATCTTTTGAAATTTGAGTTGTTAGTTGATGGTCTGACGGTGTTACGCTTCCTGTTTGTAAAAAACCAACTTCATTAATTCTTTTAACAGCAATGTCGTAATATTCTTTTTCTAGTTCCATACCAATAAATTCTCTTCCTGTTAGTTTAGCACTGACTCCACACGAACCACTACCCATCGTAAAGTCCATTACAGTATCCCCCTCATTACTATATGTCATAATTAACCAATTAAGAAGGTTGGTTGGTTTCTGTGTAGGATGAACTGTCTGTTGTGCAGAAAAGTTTCTTGATGCGTGTAAAATGCTTTTTGGATATCTCGTTCCAGTATTTTTACTAGACATCATTTTTTTATTACCAAATCCATAACCATGTGTATTTTTACCAGAACCATAACCCTCTGGGTCTTTAGAGTTTCTTTCGTATGCGGCACCAACTTCCATGATTGGATTATAGGTACATCCACTTTCTTGTGAAAATACCATTATATTTTCATGCACTTTTTGTGGTCTTATCTTTGCAAGGCCTGGAGAACCACATTTATTTTTATTCCATATTAATTCATATCTGAATTGTTTTATATTTGATGTAATAACAAAAGAAGAAAATGGTTGAGAACCAAAAATAAGAATATTACCTTTAGGTTTTACAATCCTATTAAGTTCTTTCCACATCTGATCAAAGTCAAGCACATTATCCCATTGAATGGTTGTTGTTCCATAAGGCGGATCAACACAAACCATGTCAACTGAATTGTCATCTAGTTTGGGGAATATATCAAAACATGAGGCATTGTAAAGTTTCATACTGGGCGAAGCTCCAAAGGCAATCTATCATATCCCTTTTGTAAACAGCGTTTAATACCACCAACAAGAACTTCATACGCTTCATCATATGTCCGTTCAACAGGTTCTAACGTCTTTTCCTTCTTCCATGAAATTTGAAGCATATTGTTTGGATTAGGATTTTCATACCAACAGTTAATCTGCTTCGTACCCCGAATGATTACATTACTAGAATCGTTTTTATCAACACAAAGAAACCAGTAATCTTTGGTAGGAATATCTGCTTTGCGTTCCTTTATCAACTCCATAAATTTGCACCAATCCATGTTTCCAGGCATCTCCTCAGGCTCCATATCCGTAAGAGCATACAGAAAACCAATCTTACTTGTTGCATTGTCAGTTCCACCAATAGAAGTTTTGATATTAACTACATATTGAGTTACACCATCATAATCTAACACAGTCATGTCACCAAATTTTCTTGCTTTTTCTGATAGAATATATCCACCAAGAATAGGATCATTTTGTAAAAAACGAATGATGGTGCCTTCCTCTTTAAGACTTCCGCCTCGGCCCTCACCTTCTACTGATTCGCTGATTGAAATTTTTTCCTTACGAATTGTTTCGGCAATGTTCTCTAAAATCTTTGGTATCATCACAAAACTTTCTCTTTCAATTCATCTTACTTATATAATATACCACCGTTATCATAACAAGTCAAGTGATAAATTCATTTTTTCTGAAAAAAGTTCAAAGTATTTTTCTTGTGATAACAACACCTTAGAGTAGTTGGCACGAAATTCTTCTAATTTTTTTTCAAAGAAATCTTGATTTCTGAGTAAAAGTGCCTTTTCAACAAACTCTTCTGGTGAGGTGATTCGCTGCCAATCATCAATCATATATGTGTTATTACTGTCATAGTCTTGCCAAACAAAAGGTATCATGCCAATTGAAAG